ATCTCAAAAACGACGCTACTGCCGGCCTCGTCATCACCGGAACGAACTTCGAGACCAAGCAGGAAGAAAAGCAGTATGAAGAGGCGTTTATCGCGGCCTCGACCGGCGAAAACCGCCATAGGGTCAAGATGCTTCCGCCTGGGGTCGATATCAAGTCGGTCGGCGTAAAACCCAGCGACTTTCAGCTTCTCGATGGCATCAAGGCCTCCGACGTCAAAATCTGCTCCATCTTCAACGTGCTTCCCCACCTGGTGGGCATTGACGCGGGCAAGGCTGCCACCTACGCCTCGGTTGAGCAGTTCAACCTCATGCACGCGCAGCAATGCGTGCTGCCTATGGCAGTCCGCTGGGAACAGGTCCTCCAGCGCGATGTCATTGACGACGACAGGTTCTACTGCAAGTTTTCCATGGCGTCTTTGCTCCGCGGTGACTCGGCCACGCGCACGGCAAATGAGGCGGTAGCCATCGAGCATGGCATCCTTTCTCAGGATGAGGCCCGTGAAATCGAAGACATGAATCCGATTCCGGGCGGCATTGGTAAGAAGTACTGGCGCGCCCTCAACTGGACCACTCTCGATGCTCAGCCAGTCAAGCCTTCAGTTTCGGCCCCGCCGCCCGAGGATCCTTTGGACTCAAACGAGGACGAAGGATCCGGACAAAGTCTCGACCAGCAAGCCGCCCTCCGTGGCCAGCTTGCGCTCTTTGCGCATGACTCCGCGGCCCGGTGCGTGCGCCGCGAGGTCAATGGCGTTCGAAAGCTCATCGGCCATGAGGCCTCCCTGCCGGAGATCGGCGCCTTCTACGCCGAGCACTACCGCTTCGTCTGTGAAGTCTTTCATCTCAACGCGCTTCAGCAAGTCAAGGCAAAGCAGGCCTGCGACGCGCGCCTCTATGAGCTAGCGCGCGTGTTGAGCGAAGAAGGCTCGGCCGCCGCAACCGTCTGGATCGAACAGGTAGGCCTCACTGAGCCCATGAAACTGGCGGCCCTGGCCGTCGAAGGAGTTGCTTGATGCGCTATTCCGCCATTGTTCGTGCCGTTTATTCCAGCGTCTGGGCCATTCTGCCTGAAAAGCTCGAGGCTATCGCCGCTTTTCTTGAGTTAAAAATCTCAGGAGAGTCGGCCTCACCGCAGGTGATTGCTGCGATCCGCGCGGAAAACCAGCTCGCCGAGGCTCGTATGCAATCGCTCTCGGCAGATAAGCCCGGCTCCGTCGTGGTCATGCCGCTGTACGGCATCATCAACCAGCGCGCCTCGGGCGATGTCTCGGGGCCTAGCGGCACATCGGTCCAGCAGTTCACTCAGCAGTTCCGCCAGGCCGTGGCCGATCCCAACGTCAAGGCCATCGTGCTTGACGTCGACTCGCCCGGCGGCACGGTCAGCGGGGTTGACGAGCTGGCCACTGAGATCTTCAACGCGCGCAAGCAGAAGAAGATTACCGCGGTATCCAACTGCCTATGCGCGTCGGCCGCTTACTGGCTCGCCTCGCAGGCCTCAGAGCTTGTCGTCAGCCCCAGTTCGCTCACTGGCTCCATCGGCGTCTATCAGCTCCATGAGGATGACTCTGAGGCTCTGGAGTCGATGGGCGTCAAGGTCTCGCTCATCGCGGCCGGAAAATATAAAACCGAGGGCAACAGCTTTGAGCCGCTCGGCGATGATGCTCGCGCCGCCATGCAGGGCGTCGTTGACGACTTCTATTCGCTCTTCACTAAGGCAGTCGCCCGCGGCCGCGGCGTCGCCGTCAAGGCGGTCGCCGGCGGCTTCGGCCAGGGCCGCTGCCTCACCGCGCAAGATGCTGTCAAACAGGGCCTCGCCGATCGCGTCGCCACGCTCGATGAGGTCCTTCAGAAATACGGCGTCCGCATGGGCGGCGGCGCGTCGGCCGCGATCCATCTCAGTCCGGCCCAGGCCGCCGCAAATCCCGGCATTCTGGCTACCGTGGATCCCGCGGTGATCGAGGTCTCGGCAGAGGTCATTGACCCAAGCGACGGCGTGGACGATTCAGAGGCCTGCGCCTGTGCCTGTGGGTCCTGCCAGGGCGGCGACTGCTCCGGATGTACCCATGAGGGCTGCGACACCGAGGCTGAAGGCTGCGAGGGCTGTGGCATGGTCTCCGCCGAAGACAGCTCTGAGCCAGACGGCGCCGCGGCCGTGGCAGAGTCTGAAGCGCGCGACCGGCGCATGCGCCTCGCGCTGCTCTAGTAGGTTTCCGGCGGCCAAAGCCGCCATTGTTCTGACGCTCGCGCGCTGCCCGATGGCGGCCCGGCGGCGTCGCGGCCTCAACGCTTTTCAACAAACGGGTACCGGGTGGCGCTCAGGGACTGTTCTCTGTGCCCTGCTCCATGTTCCCTGTTCCTGAAAGGAACCCATGAAACTGAGCAAGTTGCAGCAGCAGCGAGCCGAGGCCATTGACCGCGCCAAGGCGCTTCAGAAGGCCGCGGAAAATCGCGCCATGACTCCGGAAGAGAAAACCGAGTTTGAGGCCAGCGTGGCCCTCGGCGAGTCTCTGCAAAACGACATCGCCGCCGCCGAGCGGCTCAACGAGCTTGACCGCATCGCCGTCTCCGGCGTTCAGGTTGGCGACAACCTGGCAGCCAGGAAGCCCTGGCAGAGCAAGGCGGAGTTCTTCGGCACCGTCATCTCAAACACTCGGGCCAATCGCGTCACTGACCCGCGCCTGCAGGCCGCCCTGGGCGGTTCCGAGTCGGTTCCGGCCGAGGGCGGGTTCCCTGTGCCACCTGAATACGGTACTGATTTGCTTCAGCGCAGCTACGACGTCGGCGAGGTTGCCAGGCGCTGCGCCCATATCGATATGACCGCCGCGCGCCTCATCCTCAACGCGGTCGATGAGAGCAGCCGGGCAGACGGCTCTCGCTGGGGTGGCTTGCTCGCCTACTGGGCGGCCGAGGCATCTAACTACACCGGCACCAAGCCCAAATTTCGCGAGGTGCAGCTCGTCGCCAACAAGCTCATCGGCCTGGCCTACCTCACTGAGGAGCTCATGGAAGACACCACTGCGGTCTCTTCCTACATCGACACCATCTTCCCCGAGGAGTTCGCTTTCAAAATCGACGATGCCATCATCAACGGCAACGGCGCCGGGCAGCCCCTGGGCATCCTCAACGCCAAGTCGGCCGCTACCATCGTGCAGGCCAAAGACTCCGGCCAGGCGACCGGCACCGTGTCGGCCACCAACATCCTCAACATGTGGGCGCGCTGCATCGCCAAGGGCCGCAAGAATGCGTGCTGGTTCATCAACCAGAGCATCGAGCAGGCTCTCTATCCGCTGCTCATCGCCGGAACCGCCGGCACCAGCACGGCCACCCTCATGTACACCGCGCCCGGACAGTACGGCAACAATTCCGACTATGGCCTCCTCATGGGAAGGCCGGTCATCCCCATCGAGCAGTGTGCGGCTCTCAGCTCCCAGGGCGACATCATCTTGGCCGATATGAGCCAGTATCTGCTCGCCAAGCGCAGCGAGGTCCGTGCCGACTCGTCCATCCACGTCGCCTTCCTCACCGGCGAGCTGGCGCTCCGCTTCATGGTCCGCCTCGATGGCCAGTGTTGGTGGAACAAGCCGTTGACCCCCAAGGCCACCACGGCTCCCACCCTCTCGCCCATCGTCACTCTCGCCGCCCGGTAAACGCGCTCGTTGTCATCCTGGGCGCAGCGCGCCGGCGTTGAATAAGCCGGGTTTCGCCCGGGATGGCCTGGCAACTCTTCACCTTCCACTGTTTTCGACAAGGAGAAAACATGTCCGCAAAGGGCTTTTGGGCCGCTCAAGACGGCCACGTCGTCAGTGTCCTCTCGCCGCAGAACATCACCGGAGGAGTCACTGGCCAGATCTTCAACATGCAGGGGTATCACCACGCCTCGATCATCGTCCAGCTCGGCGCGCAGGCCGCGGCGGCCACCAAGATTCTGGTCAATGCCTGCCAGGATAACGTCGGCACCGGCGCGGCCGCCCAGCCGTTCAACCTCTTCACGCAGGAGACGGCGGGGCTCAGCAATGACGCGCTCTCCACGCGTCAGGCCGTCGCCGCGGCGGGCTATACCCCCAGCGGTAACGCCAACATCTTTTACGTCATCGAGCTTGACGCCGACGCCCTTCCCGCGGCCTCTCCGTTCGTCCAGCTCCAAATCACCAACGGGGCCAACGCTGACTACGCCTCCGCCGTAGCCGTGCTCTCCGGCGGCCGGTTTACCGGAGATCAGTCGCCCACCGCAACCAGTTAGCAGTTTTCAGTTGCCAGTGGTCGGCGGTCGGGGCCCGGTTTTTCGGCTGCCGATCGCTGTCCATTGTTCACTGTTCGCTGTTCGCTAAATTTCCGAAAGGCAAAAATGGCTCAACAGGTTATCTCTTCCAACGTCGGCATGGCTTTGCCCGGCGACGATAGTCACAACGCTCCGTGGGGTCCGGGTGACCTGCTCATCTCGCAGGCTCTCCAGGCTCTTGACGCGCGTCTCAACAATGTCGAGGTCAAGCCCGCCGCTCTTGCCATCGTCAGCTCCATCGGCAAGGTCATGCTCACCAAGACCTCCGCCGGTGCCTATACGCTGCCCGCTCCGCTTCCCGGACTTCCATCCGTGGGCGGCTATGACGGTCAGTTGCTCAACATCATCTGCATCTCGTCCTACGCTCACACGGTCACCACCCCAGCCAACAAAATCAACGGCAGCAAGCAGACCATCACCTTTACTGCCGCGCCCGGTAACAATGTCCAGCTTGAGGCTTATCAGGGCGTCTGGTATGTCACCAACGGCCTCGGCTACGCCCTCAGCTAACCCGCCAACCAGCGGAATTCCAAGCCTCTTTTGCCGGAGGCTTGGAAAGCTGAGTCTTTCTATACCTTTTTCCCTGCTCCCTGCTCCCTGTTCGCCGGAGGCGAATCGCCATGTCTGAAGATCTCAGGTGCATCGCTCAACCGGCCGCCGAGCCGGTGACGCTTGCGCAGTTCAAGGGCCTGCTGCGCATCCCGCTCGCTGACACTTCGCGCGACAGCACGCTCACGCTCTTTTTGCAGGCCGCGCGTGAGGCCTTTGAGGGCTACTGCCGCATCGCCATCGTCACCCAGACCTGGCTCTATCGCCTCGATTCGTTCCCGGGCATCTCGCCTCGCTACGACCGCAACGGATTTCCGCAGTTTCCGCTGCCCAGGCCGCCGTTTCAATCCGTCGACTGGATCAGCTATGTTGACACCGGTGGCGTCGTTCAAACGCTCGCCCGCGATACCAGCTACGGCGCCAATCCGGCAGCGCCTTTTTATGGCTATCAGATGCAGCCCGGCGGAGGCATCGCCCCGGCGTGGATCTCGGCGCCCTGGGCGCGACCCAATCCGCCCCAGCGCATGGTTCCCGCCAACACGCTCATCCAGTTCCGCTGCGGCTACGGCGGCCCGCTCACTGTCTCCATGACGTCCGGCTCAGCGGCTCTCGCTGCGCCCGGCTTCGCCTTCAACCCTGACGATGCGCCCGCCATGGTCGGCGACGTCGGCACGCCTATCAGCATTCCCGGCGCCGGAGCCGCCAGCGCGGCGCTGCTCTCTCATGTTGCCGCGGTTGATGGCTCCGGCAATGCAACCCTGGCTGTCCCTGCCGCCACATCGGTCGCCGCCGCCACAGCCTGGCTGGGTGACCCGGTGCCTTACAAGCTTCAGCTCGGCATTCTCTTCCTCGCTCAGCATTTTCATGAGGCGGGCGCCGTGCTCGATATCGATGAGCCCGGGGTGATCGAGCGCCTGCGCCGTTACTCTAGAAATCTGGTGAGCTGACATGCCAAGCAATCGGCCGCCGCTCGTGCCATGGTACACGGTCAATCCAGCCGATCTCCGCAACGAGATCCAGCTTGCATCCAGGAGCGCCGCCGTTGACGGCTTTGGCCAGCCGCTCACCGCCTGGAATGTTTACTACACCACCTACGCCTCGATTCGGCTGCTTTCCGGCCGGGAGGCCTATCAGGGCGCTGAGTTTACCTCCGCCTCCCAATACCGCATCCGCTTCCGCTGGCCGGGCGATCTTGTTGGCGTCATCGGCACCGGAGATCGTGTGCTTTTTGGCGGTCGCGTCTTTGTCATCCAGATCGTCGACAACGTTGAAATGCGCAGCATCGTCGTCGAACTCACATGCCTTGAGATCGATGGAACCTCCTGAGCGGATCGCCGTAAGCCGTTGTCTTTCGCCTGTCATACGTTTTTGTGGAGTCACAAGTGATCGAGCAGGGAATCGCTGAATTTGTCGCCGCCAGCTCCGCCATCCAGGCGCTCATTGGCAACCCGGCGCGCTTCTACCCGGTGCTACTGCCGGAGAATGTCACCTATCCCTGCGCCAGCTACCAAGTCGTTAGCGAAGTGCCCAATTACCTGCTCAGCGGCGAGAGCCCCATGAATCAGATTCGCCTTCAGGTTGATACCTGGTCGGGAGGGGCGTCCAGCGCAACTTACGCCGCCGCCAAGGCCGTGCAAGCGGCCATCCGGGCTTTGCTTGAAGGGTTTTCCGGCCCGCTGCCTGACGGCACAAATGTGGCCGTTATCCTGGTCTCCGGCTCTCGCGACCTCTATGAGTCAGATGCCCGGTGTTACCGCACTACCACCGATTACATGGTCCAGTTCTACACTGGCGCCTAAACTCCAACGTGGTCTATGATCTCCGATCTCTGACCCCTGAACCTTGTTTTGCGAACAAAGGAGCAAAACCATGACGCAAACCGCCGCCCCACTTCTCGGCCTGGCAACCAAGCTGTATATCGCCACCAGCCAGGCGACTGCTCCCACCATTACCGCCGGCTCGGTCACGGGCGGCACGCTCATCGGAAAAATCAAAAAAATCACCCCGCCCAAGCCCAAGTTTGGCACTGAAGACACCACCACGCTTGACACGGCGGGCGGCGTCCGCACCTTCATCAAGACTCTGCAAGATCCTGGCGAACTCACCATCGAGGGCGAGTATGAGTCGGCAGATCCCGGTCAGGTTCTGCTTCAGTCTTCCTTCGCAACCCTCTCGAACTCGGCCAACGGGGCCGCGTGGCCCTTCCTGTTGCTTTATCCCACCAACTTGCAGGGCGGCCAAACCGTCAATGGCGACTCCGATGCCTTTAGCGGTCTGGTGACTGACTGGTCTGTCGGCGAGGCGGAGCCTGATAAGCCGCTCACCTTCAGCGCCACTGTCAAGGTCACTGGCGCTGTCACCTTCACTGAGGGTTCCTAAGAGCGCTCAAAGGGAAAAGGGAAACCCCTTCTGTTGCCGATATATACTTGTGCACCGGGAGGGGTTATGCCAGATCGTATGCGTAAGTGCTTGTCTGTTGTCCTTGCTTGGGCAATGCTGTTGATCGGGGTTCCCGTTTCTGCTTCAGGCGGACATGGGGAATATGTTGTCAAGAACGCGGGCGGCTCGATAGACGCTCCAGTCGGGGATGACGTCACCCTCGATGTCGAATCTGGCGCAATCATCATCACGGCGCGCCAGCAGTATCTTGGCGCCCAAACCAACGGGCAGGAAACTACGGGACCGCGGCGGCCGGCGCCGCGCACTGTTCTGGCCCGGATCACGCCCGCGCAGGTGACTGATCTGAGTTACGGGTCTGAGGTGCATCATCGCATCGGTGCCGGCATCGCCTGGGGAGTTGTCTCTCTAGGTGTCGGGCTCATCGTCGGCTTTTCAAAGGCCACAAAGCACTACATCGGCATCACGTGGGAAGCTGATGGCAAAAAGGGCGGCCTGGCCTTCGAGGCAAAGAAGGGCGAGTATCTTGGCATCATCAACGCTCTTCAGACGGTAACGGGTAAAAAGGCTGTCGATACCGATGCCCCCGGAATTGCTGGCAGGCTGGGTGTTACCGGGAAATAGCTTCTGGAGCAAACCGCATGGCAGAAGAACTCACCATCGACACCCACGAGCTCGACGGCTTCGCCGAGCTGCTTGATAGGTTTCCTGTCGAAGTGCAGAACAAGATGGTGAAGCAGTCTCTAGGTGCGGGCGCGGCAGTTTTCATGTTGGGTGTAATTCAAAAGCTCCCGCCGAGACCAGAGGCGCCTTCGCCTCACAGCACGGCGTCGCAGCCGGGTGCTCTGGCTGCTGATATTCACGCCGTGGCGTCGAGTTCGGGGCGCACATGGTTTGTGGGTGCCGGCCCAACGATGGCTTATTTGCTGCGGTGGCTTGAGTATGGTCATCAACTCGTCAAGGGTGGGCAAATTCCCTGGACGGACGGAAAGAGACGCCGCGGTGGAACGGGTCGCGTAATTGGTCATGTGCCTGCTTATCCAGCTCTCCGGCCAGCTTTCGATACCTACTGGCAAAACGCGCTTCATGCTTTCTCTGAGGAGTTGCAAACGCGGATGGCTACCTATTGGAACGATAGCCTTCGCAGGGTGGGGAGGGTCGCCTGACGTTTGCTTAACAAAGTGTTTGGGTTTATACTGGCGGCCTTGGAGGGCATCATGGAAGCGATCATCGGCAATCCGGCAGCTGGCGGCCCGCAACTGGCTGAACCTGCGCAGATCATGGCCGCGTGGGAGCGCGAGGCAAAAGAGAAAGCGTTTGCCGCCGCCCTCGCGACTGCCAGTGCATCGAAGGGTTTGACGTTTGGAAAGATTGTCTGGGCTATCGTTCTGGGCAACCTGCTTTCAGGCCTGATTGGCGGCCTGGTCTATGCTGCGATTACGGCGAAATGAGCCTCAATCTTTGAATGAAGACTGAAAAGCCGCCTGTGGGCGGCTTTTCTATTGGAGAAAAGAATGTTCGAACGCAAGATTCCCGTGCTCGACTCTGTCGCAAGGGAAACCGAGTTTATCGTCGATGGCCACACTTATCGCCTGCGCTACGGATTTCAGGCTATCGCCGGGTTTGAAGAGGGCACCGGCATTAATCCAGCCATCCAGCCCGTTCCGCCCACTATCTTTAATCTGATGTGCCTGCTGTATGCGGGCCTCAGTGAGCATCATCCCGAAGTGAAGATTGACCAGGTGAAGGCCTGGTTTAATGAGGCTACTTCGCAGCACCTGTGCAAAATCGCCTGGGAATCTTTTTTTGGAACGCTTCCCGAGCCGAAGCCTGAAGCGGACCAGGAGACGCAGCCCACGGACCCTCCCAGCGCCTGACTGGCGCCGCC